TGATTTTTGGAAAACTTATGCAACTCAAATCGTAGCCATTGCACCAAGGACCGAGGCTCTTGAAACGCCTATCCTGGACCCAACAAAAGAACGTCATGAAAATAGTTATTATTCTTATAACGATTGGAAAATAGAAGTTGACAACACTAGGACCAATGATATAGGATAGTCCCATGATAGAAAGAATAAAAACAACCAACCCTTATTCTGGTGAGAGCGAAATGCTTACACCTGAAGAACACAAACTGTACATGGAAATTAAGATAGCTGAAATCAATGAGGACTATGATACAGTTCGTAAAGGTCTAAATAAGTTTGGCAAGCTTAACGCGTCAGCCTACATGACTTTATTAGACTAACCTTTCGACCCTGGCCCTACGGGCCAGGGGCCATAGAGGTACCAACACAAACTCGAATTTCTAAAATTTTTAAATAAAGTTTTTTTGTTACAGACAAAGGGGTCCCACAACCTAGGCTAGAAATGCATGACAAATAAATAGATAATGGTAAAATACTTTACAAGTTTTCAAAATACTTGTAAAAAAATTTTGCAGAAAAAATTTTATGAATGAAAAATTTATACAGAACTTAGATAAATTACCTGCTGATGTTAGAAGAGAGTTTGCTTTACTAGCAAATAAATATGGTGAAAAGAAAAAACAATCTAATATACAGAGTGATTTTTTATCTTTTGTAAAACATGTTTGGCCTGATTTTATTGAAGGCTCACATCACAAACGAATCGCAGACAAGTTTAATAAACTTGCATCTGGAGAAATAAAAAGATTAATTATTAATATGCCACCGAGGCATACTAAATCAGAATTTGGTTCTTATCTTTTGCCTGCATGGATGGTTGGTAAAAATCCTAAATTAAAAATTATTCAATCTACTAACACTACAGAATTATCAGTGCGTTTTGGTCGTAAGGCCAAAGCTCTTATTGACTCTCCTGAGTATCAAAAAGTATTTAAAACAAAACTCAGAGAAGATTCACAAGCCGCTGGTAAGTGGGAGACCGCTCAAGGAGGTGAGTACTATGCAGCCGGTGTGGGTTCGGCAATAACAGGAAGAGGTGCAGACCTTTTAATTATTGACGACCCGCACTCTGAACAAGATGCTATGAATGCTCAAGCACTTGATCGAACTTACGAATGGTACACATCAGGACCAAGACAACGTCTTCAACCTGGTGGATCTATTATTGTAATTATGACTCGTTGGAATGAAAAAGATTTAACAGGTAGATTGTTAAGTGCACAAAAAGAAGTCAAAGCAGATCAATGGGAGATCGTGGAATTTCCTGCCATCATGCCTTCAGGTGAACCCGTGTGGCCTGAGTATTGGAAAAAAGAAGATTTAGAATCCGTCAAAGCTTCTATACCTTTGTCAAAATGGAATGCACAATACATGCAGAACCCAACATCAGAAGAAGGTGCATTAATAAAACGGGAGTGGTGGAAACCTTGGGAGGATGAAGAGTTACCTCCGCTGGAACATGTAATACAATCTTACGATACAGCTTTTATGAAAAAACAAACTGCAGACTTTAGTGCGATAACGACATGGGGAGTCTTTCGTCCATCAGAAGATGATCCGCCAAATTTAATTTTAGTCGACATGATAAAAGGTCGATACGAATTTCCAGAGCTTCGTAGGATCGCGCTTGAACAATACGGCTACTGGAATCCAGAAACAGTTATCATTGAAGGTAAGGCATCTGGACTGCCACTAACTTATGAGTTGCGTAAGATGGGGATACCTGTTATAAATTTTACACCTAGTAAAGGCAACGATAAGCACACTAGGGTTAACGCAGTTTCTCCGATGTTTGAATCGGGACTGATATGGGCGCCCAAAGAAATGGAATTTGCACAGGAAGTAATCGAAGAATGTGCTGCTTTTCCTTATGGAGACCATGACGACTTAGTCGATTCTATGACCCAAGCGTTAATGAGATTTAGACAAGGTGGGTTGATTTCTCACCCTGAAGACTATATAGATGAACCTGTAGTTCAAAAACAAAGGACGTATTACTAATGGAAGAAGAACGATTTGAAGATGTGATTGATGCCTACGAATCTGGTGTAGGAGTTGAGAGTGGAGAATCCTTGACTGATTATATAAAAAGGAATAATATAAAAATTAAGGAAATCGAAACAGATCTTGGAGATCTTAACACTTTAGGAAGTAGACCCATGGAAAAAGAAGGCATAATGCAAATGGCAGATTACCAGCCAGGCAATTACGACCCAGCAATGATTGAAGAGTACGAACAGTACAAATTTGAAATGAACGAACAAAGACCGGGCATGCCTATCATGGAGATCGACGAGTTTATTAGAATGCAAATAGGTGAAGGCAATCAAGCTAGAAGAATTGATCCTCCTATTGAAGAAGTTGTAAGAGAATTTATTAGAGTCAACGGAAGAAAACCAAATTCACTTGAAGAACTAAAAGAGTTTTTTGAAATGAAAATGGGAACAGCAGGAAAACCTGAAATGAAAATGATTGCTGATTTAGTTGAAGAAGACAAAAGCAGAATTACTTTAGCTGGTGGATCTTTTCCTGATCTATCTGGTGACGGTCAAATCACACAAAAAGATATCTTAATCGGTAGAGGTGTTATCGATAGAGACGACAAACAATCTGGCGGTATAGCAGCAATACTAGGAGTTTAAATTGAAACTCCATCAGTACAATGAAATGATGGCGTATCTTACGCGTCCTAAATTTCAAGACGGCGGACCAGTAGTGCCTCCTAAAAAACCTTACACAGATACTCAATTTAAAAAACGTGTAGACATTTTAATACAAGGTATTTATGGAACTGGACCTGAGTACAAAGATTTAGCTGTGCAAGAAATTCAAAAAGAATTAGACAAAGCAGAACAAGAAGGAGTTCTTTCAAGACAAGAGGGAATAAATTTTTTAAGAGAAAGAAAAAAATATTATGACGATTATTTAAATGAACAACGTAAAACTACTGATGGTCCTCTTAGTTTACCCTCTGTAGAAGAGAGAGAAGAATTTAGTGAAGGCACTAAAACTGCACTAATAGAGTTTGTAGAAAAATTTAAATTAGAAAATAATAGAGTCCCAACACAAACAGAAATTGTCAGAGGCACAGGTAAAGCCGCTAAAACTATTAAGTCTTATTTAGAGGAGGGTGTTGATTATGCTAAGCTTTTAACAAAAGCTGAATCAGCTAGACTAGGTGGAAGACAAGCCGGAGTAGTAAAAGAAGTAGATATAGACGCTTTTAATGAATTAAAAAAAATTACAAAAGATATAAAAGGTATAAGCATTCAGACTACAGGTACTAAAAGTAAATCTGCTGGTTTAAGAATAGGAAAACAATATCAAGAAATAATGGATCAATTTTTGGGTGGACAGCCTACAAAATATTTTCCAGCTGACAAAGAAGGTATTAACAAATTAAAAGATTTAATAACAGAAATAGCAGATAGTGAAGTATATACAAAAAATGTAACTCCTTTTTTAACATCTAAAGAAAAGCTGGCTATAAAAAGAGCTAAGGCTGCTATGTATAAAAAACAAGATCCATATGGAATCTACAGAACACTGCGAGAATATAAAACAGAAAAATTCCCTGGAACAATGTCTAAAGATATTGTCATTCAACATGGACAACCAAAATTTACTACACAAACTTTAAGTAGAATGGGTTTAATACCAACAGAAATTAACACAGCACCTGTGGTAGAAAGAATAGAAGGTTTAAGAAATGATCTTCTTACAAATTTAAATCAAAAATTAAAAAATCCTAAAACATCGGTTGCTGATAAAAAAATTCTTATTGAAGAATTTAATACTAAGATGAAAGGATTACGTAGTCAATTGAAAGGAACAGAGGGTCAAGGTTTAGTTAATTTTGAATTACTTGATATTGATGAAAAAGGAAATGTGAAAAAAATAAAAGATATATCTTTTAATCCTAAAAAAGGAATGGCCTATGGAAGTGAACTAGGTGATTTAGATTTATCTAAAATTACAAAAGAACAAGCTGATGAAATTATTGCATTAGGTAAAAAGAAAATTGATTTAGAAATTTTAAAAAAAACACCTGGTGTAACCACTGCAGATAAAATAGATAGACCTGAAAAAGCAAAACTAGGTGATGCATTTAAAACATTCGGTAAATACGCAAAACAAATAGCTAAACCTGCATTTAGAGCGGTTGCTCCATTTGTTCCTTTTGTAGGACCTATTGGAGTAGGTATGGGTGTAAGTGATGTAGCAAAAGCTTCAACGTTTACAAAAAAACCAGATGAGCTTGGTATTGCATATCTAGCAGGGCCAGACGTTGCAAAAACCTATGGTAAATTTAAAGAGAGTGTGAGAGGAGAAGCTGATGAAACAGAAGAACTCGTACCCTAAGAAATGGCTCCTGCCGCCTGAATCAGGACCCACGCCTCAAGGGTTGAATATTAATTATAATACTGTTAGAACAGTCAAGTTGGAGAAAATAAAAAATGGCAGACAAAATAGACAAGTCCTTGACGCAAGGACCAAGAGGATCAGTTAAATTACCTGGTGAGGAAGAGGTTCAATCAGCTGTAGAAGAAGTAGCAGTAGAAGAGCAACAGGCACCAGGGCCCATAGAAACAACAGAGTTAGAAGATGGGTCTGTTGAATTAAATTTTGATCCGAACGCAGCATCACCAGAAGGTGGTGACGAGCACTATGCAAACTTAGCAGAATTTTTACCAGACGATATATTAAACGAATTAGGAAGTGACCTTACAGGAAAATATAACGACTACAACGCATCGAGAAAAGATTGGGAACAATCATACACAAAAGGTTTAGATCTTTTAGGATTTAAATATGATATGCGAACAGAACCATTTCAAGGAGCAAGTGGTGCAACGCATCCAGTATTAGCAGAAGCAGTTACACAGTTTCAAGCTTTAGCTTACAAAGAATTATTACCAGCCAACGGACCGGTTAGAACACAAGTCGTTGGTGCACCTAATCAAGAAAAAGCACAACAAGCAGAACGTGTTAAAGATTACATGAATTACGAGCTCATGGAAAGAATGCCTGACTATGAGCCCGACTTTGATTCAATGCTCTTTTATCTCCCTCTCGCAGGTTCAGCGTTTAAAAAAGTTTATTACGATGAACTTGACCAAAGAGCAGTATCAAAGTTTGTACCGGCAGATGATTTGATTGTCCCTTATTCGGCTACCTCATTAGACGATGCGGAGGCAGTCATTCACCGGTTAAAAGTTTCTAAAAACGATTTACGAAAACAACAGGTTGCAGGTTTCTATAGAGACATAGAACTTGGTACACCTGGTTATGAAGAAAACGATGTTGAGAAAAAAGAAAGAGAACTTGAAGGACAAAGAAAATCTAACGACGATGATGTTTATACTTTATTAGAATGTCATGTTAATTTAGATCTAGAAGGTTTTGAAGATCAAGACGAAGCAGGTGATCCTTCAGGAATAAAAATTCCATACATTGTAACAATAGAATTAGCTACAAGAAATGTTTTATCTATTAGAAGAAATTATGAAATTGGAGATCCGAACAAAATTAAGATTCCATATTTTACCCATTTTAAATTTTTACCTGGGTTAGGTTTCTATGGCTTCGGTCTCATCCATATGATTGGCGGTCTGTCTAGAACTGCAACAGCAGCTCTTCGTCAACTATTGGATGCGGGTACGCTCTCCAACCTACCCGCAGGATTTAAAATGCGTGGCATTAGAATTAGAGATGACGCGCAATCAATTCAACCTGGTGAGTTTAGAGATGTAGATGCGCCGGGTGGAAATTTAAAAGACTCATTTATGATGCTGCCTTTCAAAGAACCATCAGCTACATTATTAAACCTGATGGGTATCGTAGTTAATGCAGGTCAAAGATTTGCATCGATTGCAGATTTACAAGTTGGTGATGGTAACCAACAAGCTGCTGTAGGTACAACAGTTGCATTATTAGAACGAGGAAGCAGAACAATGTCTGCTATTCACAAAAGAATTTACTCTGCTCTTAAACAAGAATTCAGATTATTAGCAAGAGTATTCAAGTTATATCTACCACCGGAATATCCGTACGACGTAGTTGGGGGTCAAAGAATGATTAAACAACAAGACTTTGACGATAGAGTAGATATAGTGCCAGTTGCTGATCCCAACATCTTTTCACAAACTCAGCGTATTTCCCTCGCGCAAACAGAGTTGCAGCTGGCAACATCAAATCCACAAATGCATAATATGTATCAAGCGTATAGAAATATGTATGAAGCATTAGGAGTAAAAGATATTGACACCTTATTAGTCAAACCGCAGCCACCACAACCGATGGATCCTGCGTTAGAAAATATTATGGCAATGAGTGGTAAACCTTTTCAAGCTTTCCCTGGTCAAGATCACAGAGCTCACATTACTTCGCATTTAAATTTTATGGCAACTAACATGGCAAAAAATAATCCAATGGTAACTGCTGCATTAGAAAAAAATATTATGGAACACATTTCTTTAATGTCTCAAGAACAAATTGAATTAGAGTTCCCACAAGAATTACAACAATTAGCAATGATGGCACAAGATCCAAACATGGCACAAGCTGCACAACAGATCAGTCAAAAGATTGAATCTAGAAAAGCTGTGTTGATTGCTGAAATGTTAGAAGAATTCTTAAAAGAAGAACGAGAAGTTACATCAGGTTTAGGAAACGATCCTATCGCTAAGCTAAGAGAAAGAGAATTAGACTTAAAAGCTATGGACGATGCACGTAAAAAACGTGAAGGTGAGGAAAGATTAAACTTAGATCGTATGAAAGCGATGATGAATCAGTCTGATAAACAAGATAAGTTAGAACAAAATGAAAAATTAGCAAATTTAAGAGCTGATACATCAATTGAAAAGACAATTTTAAGTAAATCAATACCTAATGTAGACAAAATGATACCAAGTATAGAGATTGAAAAGTATAAAGGAGAAAATAGGTGAAAAAAGAACAGAAAAAGGTTAAAAAGGTAATGAAAGAGTTCAAAAAAGGAACTCTAAAGATTGGTGGCTCTGATAAAAAGGTAAAAAATCGTAAACAAGCGATAGCAATAGCTTTAAACAGAGCTGGTATTAATAAAAATAGGAGGAACAATGGCAAAAAAAGATAAATTTTTTGTAGAGTCCGAA